GAAGTACTAGGATCAGAACGTTTCTACTTCTTTGACCATTTTGGTTCTAACACAATAGAGAACATAATAGCTCGTATTCGCTATCTTGTACGTGCGCTAAATTGCAGGTACATAGTACTAGACCATATCAGTATACTGGTTAGCGCACAGGAAAATGCGTTAGATGAACGTAAAACTATCGACTCATGCGTAACCAAACTCCGCACTCTTGTACAGGAGTTAGGCATATGCCTTATCATGGTATCACATTTACGAAGACCGTCTAATGGGTCGCATGAAACTAACTCTGTTAATGTTAGTTTAAGTGATCTTAGAGGCTCACATTCTATAGGGCAGCTAAGTGATATTGTTATAGGACTAGAACGTAACGGACAAGCAGACTGTATTGTAGAACGACATACTACGTATGTTCGCGTAATTAAAAATAGGTTTAGCGGTCTTACTGGACAATGTTCTAAACTGTTCTATGACCTGACAACAGGGCGTATTACTGAGAATGAGGAATTGTAACATGAAGTTTATAATACTTATTGTTATGTTTATGTTTGATCCGTTGCATGTTGGAGATGATTCTGTAGTGATGTTGTCCCAACATGATAAACCTTTAGTGTTTGATAATGTAGAAAAATGCACTGAATACGTTAACGGTAATCTAAAAAATCTAATAGAGTATGCTAACCTAATGTATAAAGATAAAGGAATTGTAAAAGCAATTCTTTGCGTAAAAGACTTAAAAAGACGTAATGCCGTCTAGATTTAGATCAGCTTTTGAAGCAAGGTTTGCTAGAGATTTACGTGAGCGTAAAATAAGATCATCATACGAATCTGATAAGATACGTTACGTTCCTAAGACTAGGCTTTATACTCCTGACTTCTACGTTAAAGACTTTGACTTTTATGTTGAGACTAAAGGGCGTTTTGTTTCATCTGATAGAGCAAAACATCTGTTGATTAAAGAACAACACCCTGACCTTGATATACGTTTTATCTTTATGAACGATAAGATACGCCTTGACAAACGTAGTAAAACAACGTATGGTGATTGGTGCAATAAACATGATTTTAAATATGCTGTTAATAGGTTGCCTGAAGAATGGATGAAAATTTAGAAGATAAATTACTTGAGTCTATAAAAAATATTAGTCTCATATTTGATAAGGATAAGGATAAGAAACGTGAGTTTGTTGATCCTAACGGTATTATAATTCTTATCGAAAAAGACCCTAAAGATGAAGAAAACTTCAATGTATCTGTTTTTAATTTTAAAGAAGATGATGAAGATTTTCCCATATGTAAAGTAATAGCTTACGGTCTACTACAAATTCTTGATGAAGACCTTGAAACAGTATTTGAAAAAGGTATGAAAAAGGTGCTTGACGAATCTGATGAAAATGTTAAAAAGGTTATTCAAGCGGAAGTTGTAGACTTTAACGAATATAAAAAAGTATTAAACAGTAAACCTTTCTTAGAGGAAAAAGATAACGATGCAGGATAATGTCAACCATCCTAAACACTACAAACTCAATGAACATGGCATTGAGTGTATAGATGCTATACAGGCTAGTATGTCGCAAGAAGGTTTTGAAGAGTATCTACGTGGTAATGTTTTTAAATATCTTTGGAGATGTAATTACAAAGATCATAAAATACAAGACTTACACAAAGCTAAATGGTATCTAGCTAAACTGCTTAGTATTGTAGATAAAGACATTACACAACCTATGTTTAACTTTGATAAAGAGAATACTGTCGAGGTAATAAATGAGTAATTACGAAGACTTTATTCACATAAGTCGTTACGCTCGTTATCTTGAAGACGAGAATAGACGCGAAACGTACCAAGATACTGTTGATCGTTGGTGGACATATATGACAGATAAGTTTCCATCCTTGTCCAAACATAAGGATGTGAAGAAAGCTATCGAACAAAAGGAAGTGATGCCGTCTATGCGTACCATGATGGCGGCAGGTCCAGCATTAGATAGAAATAACATAGCAGCGTACAACTGTAGCTATCTTGCTGTAAATGATCCTAAAGCATTTGATGAAGCATTAATGGTACTTATGTGCGGCACTGGCGTAGGCTACAGTGTAGAACGTGAGTTTGTTGATAATCTACCAGAAGTGCCAGAAGAAATTACAAGAACTGATGAAACCATCGTAGTCGCAGATAGTAAAGAAGGTTGGGCTAAAGGGTTACGTCAGTTGATATCACGCCTGTATGCAGGTGAGCATCCTACGTGGGATTTATCACGTATCAGGCCATTTGGCAGTAGGCTTAAAACATTTGGTGGTAGAGCTAGTGGGCCAGAGCCACTAGATAATCTATTTAGATTTACTACTTCTACTTTCTATAAAGCTATGGGACGTAAACTGTCTAGCCTTGAGTGCCATGATATAATGTGCGCTGTAGCAGCGGCTGTAGTTGTAGGTGGAGTAAGACGTAGCGCAATGATTAGTCTATCTAACTTGAGTGATGATCGTATGCGACACGCTAAGATGGGTAGCTGGTTTAATGAGAACGTTAACCGTAGTTACGCTAATAACTCTATAGCATTTTCTACCAAGCCTGACATGGGTACGTTCTTGCGAGAGTGGACATCTATATATGAGTCTAAAAGTGGTGAACGTGGTATCTTTAATCGTACTGCTGCTATGAGTAAGGCTAAAGAGATTGGCCGTGATGATTCATTTAGATTCGGTACTAACCCTTGTGGTGAAATATCTTTACGGTCTAAACAGTTTTGTAATCTTAGTGAAGTAGTAGTACGTCCAAAAGACACACAAGCTACAATACGTAACAAGGTGCGTATAGCTACCATAATCGGTACGTATCAAGCTGCCTTAACTGACTTTAAGTATATATCAAAAGGTTGGCAAGTTAACACAGAAGAAGAACGTCTGCTTGGCGTATCGTTAACAGGTATCTTTGATAACTTCATTACGTATAATCCTAACCCTGCATTTCTATCTAAACTGCGCGACTATACCAGAGAGATTAATAAGAAAATTTCAAAAGAATTAGGTATTCCTGCTTCTACAGCTATCACTACTGTTAAACCATCTGGTACTGTATCGCAACTTGTTAACAGCGGTAGCGGTATACATCCTAGATATGCTCACCATTATATACGTAGAGTGCGTACTGACATGACTGATCCGTTAGCAGAGTGGATGCGGTCAAAAGGTATGCCGTATGAGGTAGACGTATATAACAATAAGAATTGCGTCTTTTCATTTCCTATATCTTCTGATAAGGAAGCAATAACACGTAACGATATAAGTGCTATACAGCATCTTAGAGTATGGTTAAAGTACAGAAAGTACTGGACAGACCATAATCCTTCTGTTACAATTTATGTAGGTGAAGATGAATGGATGGACGTTGGTACATGGGTATGGAATAATTGGGAAGAAGTATGTGGAATAGCTTTCCTTCCTAGAGAAGATGACTCTCATAGTTATGTACAAGCTCCTTACGAGGATATAACACAACAACAGTATGAGGAAATGATAGCTACTCTTCCTGACATTGACTACTCAGAGTATCGTGAATACGATGATAATACAACGTCATCTCAAGAGATGGCTTGCACCGCAGGAGTATGTGAGATATGAAAACAATAATACACGTAAACCAACATGTAATTAAAAAGAACAGAAAAACAGGGGCTATTGATCCAGTGTTAACTTGTAAAACATATAAGTCTAACACCTACGCACATGAAGTGATAATAGATGGCCCAAGTCGTATTGTATATAGTCCTGATAAACCTCTGTCCTGTGGAGCGCATGTATGGATAGAAACAGAAAGTAAAGTGAAGACAGCTTAACCATGAAGGAAGCAGAAACGATATTGTCAGAAGTAAAAGTATATTTAAATACAAAGGGGAACATAGAAGTAGAATACAACCATGTTCCCCCTAGTGACTTTGTTAATATTATGGAGAAGAAGTTATCAGATTATGAAAACACACACATCATAGGTAACTTCTTAGAACGTGTTAATACGTTAAGTAACCAGTATTACAATAACGTCAATAAATTACTTTCTCCCTAGAAACTTGTTAAACCCTTTGATACCAAAGGATGCACTGATTGCTATCATAAGAGCATTTTGATACCATTCTGGTAACTCATTAAGCACAGTAAATCCTCGCTGTATAATGTCTTCCATGCCGGGAATAAACACAAGTATAGCAGGAACAGTAAGTATCACGACAAGGTATTCATCTTTCCAGCTATCACCGCTGGCTTTTGCCATAGTTTGTTCCCACTCAATTTCACCAGTAGCTACTTTTTTGTGTACTTCTGCTTCAGCTACAGCTTTAGCAACCTTGACCTGTGACTTAGCCTTGGTTTCTTCTAGCTTGCTCTCCATCCAAGAGCCGCCAATGCTGCTTACTGCACTTACTATTGGTCCTATTAATGGTATCATTTTATTATATTAAATCCCGGCATACCTGCTTTTCCTATATCTACTTGATATTTTGTTGGTCTATTAGCTTGTCCTGCTTTTTTTATTTTTTCCATAGTTTTTTTAGGTGGAAGAAAACTTAAACTTTTTGGATCAAATTGTACTCTGTTTGATCTAAATACTTTTGGGTTTGGCTTTTCATGCGGAAGAGGTTCTTCTGTTATGTCTGCACCCATATAAACATTTACTGATTTTTCAATATCTTCATCACGTATCTGTTTTAATTGTTCTTTTGTAAGCATAAAACCTAACACATACCTCCAATATTTTATTTGTTCTTTTTTAACTGTTTTTCCTTTAACCAATACATCGTGCATAGTTTTAACTGTTTCAGGATTAGTAAGAACTTCAGTAATATATTTCATTTTATTTTGACCATGTACACGTAAAAATAATTCTGTAGCTACAAATCTTAAACTAACTACCCCTCTAACTACAGCGTACGCTCTAGATATTATTGAAGATACAGCTAAAGACATTCCTAATAACCCTGTGTCTACACCAGCAGTTTTAGCTAATGATAATCTTGCTATTTCAAACAATTCTTTTAAGTTTTGTGCAGTTTCTCTTTTTTCAGCTTTAGAAGAAATACCTAAACTTTGGCGTGTTTCGTCTATTGCTCTACCTATCTTAGATATACCGGGTAAAGCATCTTCCATTGTTTTCCCCATTGCAATTAAATCAACATGATTCAACAATCCTGAATCTTGAGTAGATACAAATTTACCAGCTTCTTCAACTTGTTTTGAATAATCTCCAGCCATTCTGCCAATGTCTTTTTGATCTGTTAAAGAAAAAGAATTTTTATATACTCTGTATACAAGCATTTTTTCTAAATTTTCTAAAGCTTCTAATTTTTTTCTTTCATCTACATGTACCTCATCTATGACTTTTAAAACTTGATCTAAAAGAGGATTAGTTTTTAAATCTTGAGGAATACTGTCAGTAATATTTTGAAATCGGTACGCTAAATCAGGGTCTATTCCTTTTAAAGTTTCGTCTGCTCTTCCTAATAATGCTTTAGCAGCACCTTTAGTTTTTAAAGATGGATAATCTACGTTACCTGCTTCTATAATTTTATCTACTAAACCTTCAGCATTTTTTATGCCTTCAATTTCTTTTGCTAATGGAGAACCTTCACCAAATTGTTCTGTAATTTTTTTTGTTAAAGAAGGCATAACTTCCTGTTCAAAAGTTTTACGTTGCGCTTGTTGTTGAACATCATCCATAGCATCTTTAACTTCATCTCTAATTTTTATAATATCTTTTAATCCTTTAAATTGATCGTTAGTTATCATTTTATATTTATTCATAGCTGCTATTTGTTCAAGAGTCATTTGATTTATAAATCCACTTTTATAACCACGAATATCTCCATTAAGTATTTTTCCAATAGTTATTTGAAATACTTCTGCAGCTTCTTTAATGTTTTCTCCTTCTCCAAATTTACCTATAGGTGTTTTAACTCCATCATCAAACATTCCTCTAAAAACTTTACCCATTTGTTCAGGGTCTTTAAATCTTGTAAACATAGCAAATAAATCCCCTGCACTGTATTCATCACCAAAATTATCTAGTTTATATACAGTGTCGTGCATTTTTGTACCTAGTTGTGTTTTAAACGGAAGTATTCTTTCTTTATAAAATTGTTTTGCTTCTTTATACATTTTTTTAACTGTAGTACCATCTTCAACTGTTCCAAAATGTCTATCAAGAGTATTATCTACAGAATCAATTAAATCACTTACAGCATGACCCTCTGCACTTCCTTTTTTAGCACGATACCTATTATACAATTCACTTCTGTAATCAAGTAAGTCAGTTAATTTAAATCTAGGAGGAATTAATTTATTTAAATCATCAAAAGCATTTAAATCATCAGTAGTTATATCTGCTAAGTATTCTCTTAATTTAGCGGATTTTGCATCTGGATTTAATGTTTCATTTAAATCTTTACTTACAGCTTTAAAATCAAAATCTGCGCCATTTGCTGTCATAAACGATACTTCTTTTTGAACATGACTTCTCTGCAAACTTGCGTATATTTGATTAACTTGTTCATCCGTTAAAATTTCTAATGTATTTTTACGAGCATGATAAATTAAATCTGCTTGTGATTTAATAAACCTTCCTGCTTTAGTTCCTTTAGCTGTTAACGGTGAAAGGTTAGCTAACATCTTTTCATCTTTAGCCATTAACACAAGTTCTTCAGCATCTATAAGTCTATCTTCTTTTTTTACAACATCATATAATTCATCATTTTTTGTTTTAGCAGTAGAAAAAGCTTTATCTATTATAGTTTCGGCTCTATCATTAAACGCAACTCTTTTTTGTTCTATCTGTATAGGCGTTACTTCATCAACATCAACTCTTTCAACTTTAAATAATTTTTCAGCAACTTCTGTAATTCGTCTTTTCTTTTCAACGTTAGATAAAACACTAGCTTCATTTGCTAAATCACGTAATTTAAGAATTGAATCTTGTCCTTGTTCTCCAAAATTATCCATTTGTTTCTTTAATACCGTCATTATTTCTAAAAATTCTTCATTAGCAGGTTCTGCTAAATTTTTTTGATTTAGTATTTTTTGCATACTTTCTTGAACTATTTTAATCTGTTGATTAATTACTCCTTGTTGTACTTCTAAATCAGTTATTTGTCCTACTTGAGATGGTCTAAATTTTAAACCAAGAGGAGTTGAAGTAGCTTTAATAAGAGATTGTTGTATTCCTAGTCCTGTAACTTGTGATAAGAAAAAAGCAAGTTGTTCTCCATCTTTACCTTTGTATTTCTCCATTAATTTATGTGTATACTCAAACGATTTTTGTAAAGGTTCTTTATATTGTTTAGGTAAAGAACGAAGACCATTAGCTATATCATCAATATATTTTAAATGTTTAGAAGTTAATGACAATTTATTTAATAATTGTTGTCTATCAGATTTAAATATTTCTGTAAAAGGAAGACCTTGTGAAATAGCTACACCTCTTAACATAGGCATACTCATTCCTTCATTTAAACTTACTCCAGCAAACTTTCCCATAGCCACAAAAGTAACCCCAAAAGAAAGAGTAAATGGTAATCTAGCTAATCCGTTAGCACCGTATAATGCTCCAACTATAGCAGCAAAAGGAGCAAAACCCTCTAATTTAGTGTCTTTAAAAGCATATTCAGCAGATTGCCAAGCAACTGCGCCTCCTAAAGCAGAATTAAATACTCCTACACCTCTAACAAGAGAATCTTTACCTGTTTGTGTAAGAGCTTTACGATGATTAGCTACCATAGAAGCAGAAGTATCTTTTATAGAGTTATATAATTTTGGATAACGCAATATCATAAAAGCTCCAGATAACAAAGGAATTACAGGTGCAGCAAGTTCACCTGTTTTATATAATATATCTGTAAAAAAGTTTTTATGAGCGTCTGGAACATACCCTACAGTTTTATTAACAATATCATTTATTTCTTTACCTGTTGTATCTCTCCATTTCATTATAGCTTTTACAAGTGGATTTGTTGCAGTGTCTACTCTTTCATAATTAAAAGGTTCATCATGCTCACTTTTCAATGAATCAAGAGAAATTACAGAGTCATTAGCTTGTTCTATACCAGATATACTTGGGTCTTGTACATACTCGCTCCAAATATCTCCTAAAGTAGTATAAGAATAATATCCAAATCTAGAGCCATATTTAACACCAAGAGCAGCTAGTTCAGGAGTATCTTGTAATACTGCTTTAGAACTACCTCTAACTAATTCTCTACCTAAATTTCTCAAAGGTTGTTCATCTTTTGCTTGTTCTAAAAATTTTTCGTTTCTCTTTGCAGCAGCCGTTTTTAGTGCTTGTTTAAAATATTGTTGTCTAGCATTTATTGAACTAGAAGCTGCAACCACAGGAGGACGTAAGTTAGCACCACTTTTATCTAATATTGTATCAATTTCTTTTTTACGTTTTTCAAAATCAAAAGGTTCTTCATCATCCTCTATAGCTTCTCGTTCTTCTTGATCTTCAGCTTGAGCCATAGCAGCATAATCATCTTCCATCTTTTTAGGCATGATTATATTACTGATGTTTCGTTGAACATCACCTAACATTTTATCTTGTTCAAGTTTTTTAAATTGTTCAACCATTGTTACCCCCTATCTCTTTCTGCTCTTTCTTTAACTCTATCAAAGTTTTGATACATATACGTTATTATTGCTTGTGTTATATTATTAGCAATATGTTCAGCAGAATTATCTGATAATGTTTTTTCGCTATCTTGTTTATATCTACTTATTGAAGCTGCATGTAGTATATCAGCTATACTTTCTGCAGAGGGTGTGTGGTAGTCAGGAATCCTACCTTGATTGAGAAGTTCGTCATCATATACATTTATTTTAATACCTTTTGGATAACGCAATATCATATTATAAAATAATACATTTACCATATTAGGATCATTTAAAAATATATCTTGAAGTCTGTTATATGCTTTTTGCGTATTTAAACTTTCTTTATTAGGAGAGCTATCAAAATATTTTCTACCCTGTAATTCAGTATATAAAGCAGGAGCTACTAATGTTTCAAGATTTCTTCTAAAGTCATTTTCTCGTTCTGTGCTATTATCTACGTATGCAATTCTATACGAAATAGGAACATCTTCACCATATTCATCTTTAATTGTATCTTCTATTAAATCTCCTTGTTTTTGATTAGCTGTACCTGCTAAACTTCTAAAATTACGAGTAGCTCCTAAATTAAGAGTATCTTCTTCTCCTGTTGTGTCAGAAGGACTTTCTTCTACATCAGAAGAATCAATAGGCTCTACATCTATTATACGTTTTGTTCGTCTATCTTCTTCTAATTTAATTTTATTAACTCTGTTTACTTCTCTTCCTAAAGGTGTTACTAAATTCTTAAAATTAGTTAATTGACCTGTTCCGTTATATTCTACGAGAGCATTTATAGCTTCTAATTCAACTTCTAACTGCCCTTCTATATCGGACATAATTGCTGTTACTGCTGGACCTTGACTTTGAAATAAAGATAAAAGGCTATTAGCAAAGTCTGTGTCTGAAATAGTTCTTGCACTTCCTTCACCTCCTTGAGCAATAGCTGCATAGGTATATGCTAATTGAATTTTAGCAAAAGACAATCTAGCTGCTGCTTCTGCTCTTAAACGATCTTGACTACCTATTTCAGTTTCTTCTATAGTTTTTTTGTACTCTCTTAATCTTTCTTCTTCTCCATTTATAAGTCCTGTAAAAGTGTAACCACCTTTACCTTCTTTATCTTTAAACTTTGAAAAAGCTAAACCTGTTCGGGCTGCTATTTTTCCATCATCATCACTAAAAAAATTGTTTCTAAGATTTTCAATTTTTTCAGGACTAACCATTTCTAGTAAACCTTTCATGTTACTGATTATGGTTTCGTAAAGATTAGATATTGCTGCTGGTAATTTTGATAAAGCTGCTGCACCTTCTCGTTCTATTGCTGCTTTTTGACTTGGAGATAAACCGTCTACTCTGGCTCTTAAAGTATTAAAAGCCGCACGAAGTTGTTGTCTACTTGCTCCACCCCCTGAATCTAATAATTCTCTATCTTGAAGTTCTTCTTGTAAAGTAAGACTTAATCCTAATCTGTTTAAAATGTCGTTATGATTCTGTGTGTCTTCTGTTTTTCGTAAAATTTCGTTAACACCCATGTCCATAAATATGCTTTGAGTATAATCTATTTGACGTAAAGTACTGTTTATTGTACCTTGAGATTTTGTAAGTTTATCAGTAGTTGATCTTTCAAACTCTAGTATTTTTGTTTCAACTGGAGGTGGATCAACAGGAATTTTAAGAAAATCACCAGTTCTAGTTTTCATAATTTTATAACGTCTTTTAGGCATATGTGTATTTCGATACATATAGTCTAAAAATGTAATTGCACCAGCACCTTCCGTAACTTGTTCTGCATCTGAAGTTTGGTAAGCTGCTCTTTCAGCTAAATTTCCTAATGCTTTTCGTGATTTCCCTTTAGTTTGTAGTACGTTTACCACTGCATCATGTATAGCTACTGTTCCATATAAAGTTCTATTCATATACCCATCAGTAGAATTTTTAGAAGCTGTATTGTTAATATTATCAGGATGTTTAGCGTGTACAATAGGCTGTACGTTTGTTGGTATTACTTTAGAATAGTCTTCATTTTTATTATATGGAACAACAGTAATTTCAGGGTCTTTACTAGCTGTTTTAGCGGCTGCTGGTGATAATACTTCAACGTCTACTTTATTTAATCTCTTTTTATCAAAGTTTCCAAACATAGCGTATTCTTGCATTATCGCAGCTAATGCTTTTGTTTTATTTTCATCTATATGATTTCCTTTAGCATCAAATGCAAAAGGAAATTGTCCTTTCATTAATTTTTCTGGGTCTGTATACTTTAAAGAGAATCTCTCGTTAGCAATACCTCTAACATCAGAAGTAGCAATATCAAGTCCACCGTATGCAAATCGAATAAATCTTTCTATTTCTTTTTGAGGTGTGTTTTTATAACCTCCATAATGATTTGTTAATTCTTTAAACTGATCGACTCTTTTATTAAATAGTTGCAAAGCACTTCTAGCATTAAGTATTTGATCGCTACCAGTTTGTTCTTTACCGCCTATTTCTTTAAAAGTGTTAGGTATAGACCCAAAAGAAACCAATTTATTAGTGTTTGAATCAAATGAAGCAAATCCTCCATCTTTTTCAATGGTTGTTTTAGATTCTAAAGCTGCTTTTGTTGATTTAAGTTTTTCTTCATATTCTGTTGCACTAGCTAAATACCCTCTAAGAGTGTCTACATCTCCTTCTCTAGATAATATTCCTAAAGATTTAGCAGTAATTTTTTTATTCATTGCCTCATCACTAGTCAACCATCTCTTTTTAATAATTTCACCTACAAGTTTATCGGCAACAGTTTCACCTTTAGTTTTACTAGCTGCTGCTTTAGCTTCAAGTTCATCTGCTCTTTGTGCGCCAGCAGCTATTCCACCCATTATATTAAGAAAACCCATTACACTTCCTCCATAGGTCTAGATATAAACCCTTCAGACATAGGTATTTCATCCGACACATCCATATTTTGTTCCATCATATCCTCATCAGGTATATCTTCTTCTTGTGTACTAAGCATATTTTTAAATCTCTGAGGAGATACTTTAGACATAAGCTCTAAATGTTCTCCATCTGATGGACCTTGTGGTGGTGCAGAATCAAGAACATTAATATCTTCTATTGCTAAATCGTCAGCTATCCCTACAATATGTAAAATTAATGCAGGTTTAATTATCTCTGCTACATCTACATCAAATAATCCTTCTGCTACACCGCCTACAACATAAGATGAAGCTAATAATTCAGCAGACACACCCATTTCCAGTAATTGTCCTATTCTTTTTTTTGCATGAGGTTTTAACATAGTTTCAACGATTGCTTCTGAAGCTTCCATCGGATCAGATGTTAAAGGAGGTTTTTCATAAGGAAACTGACCGGGATTAGCTGTAAGTGATTGACCGGGCATAGCCGCACCTAATACATCTGGATTAAAATCTTCTTTTGCTAATTGATTCATTTTTACCATTACATATATTTCCTTTAACCTATAGCTGTAGGACTTTTAGTATATCGTGGTGCTTCATCTGAAATAGCCACCGCATAATCCTGTATAGCTCCCATACCGTTTCTTTTTAATTGATCGTTATATCTTGCTGTTGCTGATTCTATATGCTCTTTTGCCGCAATAAGAATAGGTTGTCTAGCTCTATCTATAAACTGTTTGCGCTGGTCTTCTTTTCTTTGAGTAGATGTAGGTAACGCACGTTGTAAATTTTTAGCTGCTTCTTGTTTTGCTCTTTGCGTACTAAGTCTACGTAATTGTGTTAGTTGTTTAGCATTGTATACGTCCAAAGGAGATACACCCCCTTGTTTTTGAGATTGTCGTTTACCTCTTACAGTATCTAAAAAACTACCACTAATTTCTTCTTCACTAGAAAATAAATCTCCAATCTTTGAAAAAAGACCATCATCTGTAGAATAAAATTCATCATCTGAACCAAAAAAGAAATCAGAAACGCCTCCAACTATTTCTGAACCAGAATCAAATGCCCAATCTAAAGCAGGGCCAATAATCGGAATATCAAACATAATTATTTTCCTTTATCTCTATCATAAACCTACAGCCTTCCCTATTTTACCCATAATAGTGTCAGCAGCAGCAGATAATGAATTATTTAGAAGTGAACCTATGTAACTACCTATTTGTTGTTCAGCGTTAGCGTCTATTTCCATGTCAAACATATCTTTAGAAAAAGAATTTTGTATAGTAGTAAGAGCTAACTGTTGCGCTCTTTGCGCTGCATTTTCTGTATTTAAAAATGCGTAATGAATATCATCACGATACTTCTGCCATAAATTAGCTTGTGCAGCAGTAGTCATACCAAGGATTGCTGCAGCATTTAACTTATTAGCAGAATTCTGTTCTGCAGTATTAGCAGTATTAATACTTCTACGCCATAATGTATTTGACTGTTCAATTTGTTGAGACATTTGAGAGTTAAATTTTTCTCTAGCATCCTGTAATTTAGCATTATACTTAGCAATAGAATTTGTTTGGTCTACGTTAAACTGATCCATAGCAGATTGACGATTAGCGTTATTAGTTTCTACAGTAGCTCCAAGTTGATCGTAAAACTGGTTAACTTGATTTTGTGTTGTAGCATTAAATTGTTTAGCCGCATTAGCTGCTGCTTGATCTGTAAAAAGTGCTTGAACTTTGCTTTGATAGTTTAACGTTTCAGTAGCTTGTCGATTAGTAAGATTAGCCATATCCATCTGAAGAAACGAAGCAGCATTTTGTTGAGCAGCCTTCATTCTATTATCAAGATTTTGTCTATCCATAGCAGCAATCGTAGCTGCATTAGCAAGAGCAGTTTGTTGTTCGTTGTTTAAATTCTGTAACTGTATAGTAGCATTAGCTTGTGCGTCAGACTGGGCTATAGGAATACTACTTTCCATTAAAGCTTGTACCATTGCAGCAGCAGCCATAGAAGATGAACCAAGCCCTCTTGCATTCATCATTCCTTTTACTTTACGTGCAGCAGGAGCAGCCCAAGGTGGAAGTTCAGCACCAGAATCAAGTGCAGCCATAAGTTGTTCTATTTGATATTTAGTTGTAGCTTCTTTTGCTAATGTTTGAGTTTTAGCTTCTGCAAGACTACCTCTTTCGTACATTTCTTCTTTAGTACGTTCATCAACAATCTGATTAGGATCAATTATTGCACCTTCTGAAACTTCTCCTTGTTGTGCCGTAGATGTTCCGATACTGTCACTGACACGCTCTACATTTTCAATAGTAGCAGCGTCTGGTGCAGTAGGACTATTTACTTGTGCCGCACTATCAACTTGCGCTGCTGTAGCTGCTGCACCTGAAGCATCAAGGTTTGTCGGACCTGTTAACAACTCATCTGTCTGAACAGTTTGATCTGTAGGTGTATATGCACCTGCACCAAGATCAACACCACTAGTTATGTCTGTTGGTCCTTCTCCTGTACCGGGAGTTATAGCTCCTACTCCTTGCTGACCCATAATATCAATGATAGGTTTGTTCTGTCCTTCAATGGTAGTTATGTCATCAGTATCAGGAAGTGCAACATCTGTACCTGTTGTTGTATCTTCTGCAGTTTCAGTTTCTTCAGCCATATTACTTTACCTTCCTAGTAATCCAATACTTCAACTGGATATTTCTTTCCATCAATAGTTTTAAGGCGTAATTTACCCTGTTTACACACCCATCTTTCCTTACCACGTTGGGGTGGGTCTGTACGTTCTATTGTACGCTTTATACGAAGACAATCAGATAAACTGTCTTTTGGTGTAAACTCTAAAAGTGTACCTGCAGAAGTATACAGGTATAACACAAATCCTACAAATGTTTCCATTACTTTCCATTATGTGCTTCAAGGTTACGTGCTTGATCTTTTAACTCATCTATATTAGCTTGAGCTTTTTCCATATCTTGTTGTAACCTGTTAATGTTAACTTTATTGTGTAACATATCATTTACTTTAGCAGTAATAGCTTCTAGTTGTCCACTCATATGCTCTATTAACATAAACGCTTCTTTTTCTGTAGAAGATTGAGGTGTATTAATTCTAAATTCACTGTTCTTTTCTAGGTCAGAAGACATAAGCTGTATCTTAGTTTCTAGTTTATTAAGTCTTTCTACTACACCAAAATACGCCCAAGTTCCTATTGCTACTGCTGCTACTATCGATAACAGATTACGTATGGGCATTGCCACAGATGTTTCAGAGGTTACTTCAGCCATTTAACAATTAGCTCCAGTACATTTATTTGCTACAACTATCCACGCTATAATACCAAAAAATACAAATATAACTATCAACTTTCCAAACTCTTTAAGCCAGTAATATATCTTATTCCATTTAGCATCTGATTCTATTTGACGTTTCTTTGCTACTTCTTTTGCTTTTTTACTACTTTCTTCTTTAGCTTTTAAACGTTTATCACGTTCATCTATTATTGTTTCCCACGTACCCATTCCCCACTTTCTATCTATTTCTCTAGCTAGTCCTTTAATTGCACGATCATTCTGTTTCTGAGCTAGAATATCATTAGCTACTGCACTTATAGCTGTATCATCATCGTATCCTTCATCACCAGCCCTTATCTTTAAAACTTGCTGCATACGTGTAGAAGGTTCAGTAGATTTTTTAGGTTTACTTTTATTCTCCTCATGTGCGTCTTGATGACCAAATAGACTATCTAGAGAATGTGTTAAATCTTTTACATCTACACACGTTTCAGCTATCTTCTTACAAGCGGCTATACTTAATGCTATAGTTGCTGGATCCATAGTACTTTCTCTTTTTCATTTCAGATGTTAATGCTTGCCTTATCATTCTTAGCGCACAATGTGCTAATCTACGTCCTTCTTTTGTATTAGGATAATATACTTTTCTTACTTTTATCACTTTGCTCTGTTGTTTAATGAAAATGGTTCTTCAGCAAATGCTAGATATACAAGACGGTCGCCACTTTTATTTATTGTTTGCGCTTCATCTTGGATTTTGAAACCTGTTGCAGTAAAATCAAGTTGGTAACGTCCAACAGTTGATTCAGGGTCAGTTGAATTTGCTAAAAGGTTTGAAAGTTCGGCTGTAGGATTAAAAACATTTGTTCGTTTATTGTCATAAATAGCCCACGGTCTACTATCTGTGTTTACATTTTTTATCATTAACCAAGCTGGTCTAAATCCTGAAGCTCCATCATTAATAATTACGTTAGGTCCACGACGAGAACTTGTAGAAGCACCATTTCCAGTGTAATGGCCTATCCCAATCAATCCCGGTACTCGCGCAAACGCTATTGCACAAAGTACATCACCAGCATCGTTAAAAGCTCCACCAGTTCCTATCGTTACTGTTTCTGTGCCGGGTTGTTTTTCATCCCATGCCCATGTTCCAGCAGCACCTAAAGATGGAATAGAAGTGTCATCTATTAATTGCAACCAATACAACCAAGGTGTCGTATCATGTATTCCAAAATGAAAAACTGGCCTACTTATTGTACCACCGCCAGCATCGCCAGAAACATTATTAAGCCAAAACATTTCTGGTCTACCACCACCGGGAAGACTTGTACTTAGCCCATGTGGAATACAGCTAGGGCCAGAGCCACCGTTAAAAGTAAATATACTTAACCCACCGTGAGAAGCTGTAGACATTCTAATAGGATATTTAATAGTTCCACCAGAAGTAGTTTGGGTAGAATAAGCAGTAGTACTAACAGAACCACCTACCATTCTTGACCCAGACGTAGGGGTTTGACCGGGCGCACTACCTGCACCAGAAGTATTATCTGCTGTTGGTGCGCCACCAGCTTTAAAGCACCAAGCAACCATTGAATCTCCAGAAGAATTAATTGGGTTTAAATCACCACCAATTGTAAAACCATGTGAAGTATCTGTTTCCTCTGTCGAACTGAAATGGGTTATGCCACTTGAACTAGATTGCATATTTCCAGAAGTATTTGTTTGAAGATAATTTTGTACACCAATAACACTATTAAATAATGCATAAGAATCTGATTCATCACGGTCTTTTATCCAAACCATGTCAGGCTTAAAACCTACTTCAGGTACACCACTTTGCCCTGTTTTAAGTGCAGAGCCAGTGCCTTCATATAAAATTGTTTTAAACTGTTCGACAGGTTTAGTAACAGTAGGCTCTGCCATATTATGTGTCATCAAAGCCTTATAATCAGAATGACTTGGACCGTATTTCCAATCTTCTTCACTAAACCTTGCTCGATACACTTCACCAATATATGTTCCAACTGCTGGAACAACCATTCCAGTTACATTATCGTACGCAAAACCTGTTCCATTAGTAAGGTTAGCACTATTCATAAGAGTGCCATTCTTGCCCCAATATATTTTACTATTATCCATATCAAGATAAGTTTGGAGTGTGTCTCCTGTAGTAAATGAATCTCCATAACTAGTCGCAGAACCATCATTCCATTTTTGAGTTAAAGTTCCTCTTACTCCCCATCCTTTACCGTTAGCATGACCAATATATTCGCTACTAGCCCTTCGCATAGAAGTAGCTGCTGGACTATTAACAGGAGTTACGCCTATTGATATAGAGTTAAAAGCTGTAGACCCATCAGTAGCAGGACTAATAAGATCTATTTCCCAATACCATTTTCCAGAACCTACCGCCATAGTTACACAACCGGGAGAAATATTTCCTGTAGTATCTGCTGTAAATTTTAAATTACCTTCAGATAATGTTGGCCCTTCATCAAAACCTTTTGCTAAAGGATTCCATGTTGCAGCGTTTCCAACCCCTGTTAACGTGGCATTTTGATAGATTTCAAAGTACAAAGAAATATCAGCATTAAATAAACTATTGCCTGATGCTTGGTAACGGTACGACCTTCCATCAGGATATTGATTAGTTCCTGTTCCGTTTCCTCCTATAGAAATAGCTGATGCTCCACTTACACCAGTAACTTTTAACCAATATGAAGTATCAGCAACTGGAGTAAATGGTGAATCTAAAGCAATTATTCCTGAAACTTGATTAGTTCCCGGTAAAGCAAAACTATCATTTTTTGCAGTTGACGCTACTAAAGTTCCACTTGGCTCACCTGAATTATTTGTTTCAATTCTCAAACCAATGGTATTTGCTGCTGCTGTTCCTGCTCTTATTTGAATTCCATAGATTGGATCAGTGCTACTAACTTGAAACGATTGTGCTATAGCAGCATCAGACGATGCTCCAGCAGTAATAGTGTGGTGATCTTGATCGCCATCCGTATTAGTTGATCTTTGTTGATTAGTAGTCATTAGTGTTAGTGTATTTTGTTTTGTAGTGCTATTTGCACAGTTATCTAAAACAATGTTATTTACACCCACGCTGACAGGTGTAAAATGATTATTTCGTCCAGAGCTATCTTTACCAACACCGTAGGTTGCAAAGGTCGCATCATCGAATGCCAACCAAAACGAGTTTCCACCATACGTTAAAGTGCTTGGGTCTTTTGGTATCCAAATACCTGTATCTGAATCATATTCACCAAAATCTGTAACCGACTCATTTCCATTATCTGTTACGATAAGGTCAGCAAGGTAGCCGCTAAAATTTTGACTTCCATCGGGATATGCTCCAACAGCAATTATTGCACCGTCTAAAAGATTACTATCAAGACCAGATGAAGGATTTGAATCAGTTGCGAACGATGTAACTTCTACACCATTAACAAACATTCGCATACGATCACCAGCGGTTCCATTTGCGCTATCATATTTTACAAAAACATGCTGCCAAGCTGTCGGATCACGGTAGACAGCATTTGTTTGAATTTCTCCTCCTCCACCGCCGTTAATTGTAAACTCAATTGCATCTGTCTTATATCTTAAAATATCTTCTGTACCGCTTGATCCACCAGCAATTACATTGACGTTTGTTCCTCCAAGTGCAGCTCTCTTTGCCCAAAATGAAAGGCAATAACGATCTGGTGTGCTAGATGCACTGCTAGGATCAAATGTTAAATAATCAGCAGAACCATCAAACAATAAAGCTCCTGCTGGCTGGTATCCTGTAGCTGCAAATCTGAAAGGATTAACTATAAACATTTTACGTCTGGTATCCTATGAGATAAATTTTAAGACCTGTTCCTGCAGTACCAGAACCTACACCGTCGATATCTACAGTTATTAAAGCGTCTGCAGCTAATCCAGTATCACTTATAACTGCTGCCGTTGCTGCTGTTGCACTAGTTTTTTCACCTGCATCAATAGTAAGTTTTGTAGAAAGAATGCTAGTTCCTGCCTCGTTAATATCTACAGTGAATACTGATCCAACAGGTGCGGTAGTAAGACCTGCTTTTACTCCAGTAAGAGT